GGATCACCAAGCTATCCTCTAGAGCCATTTATAGTTCCTCTCATTGATTTACATATGTTTCTGGAGAGAACTGTTGGAAGATAAATTACATTTAGTCTCACCAGAAGAACAACTCTATTTACAAATAATAGAAGATCTTAATAAACCTCGCGGTGACGGGTTATTGGTAAATTTACCAACAAGATTACATCCAGATCAGATCGATCAACTAAAGCCCCTATACGATGAGTCTAATGATATTAACTCAATGTTCCTATCCTGTGCCAGAAAGTGGGGAAAGACTGAATTAGTCGGATATATATTGTGGAGACACGCGCTTTTAAACCCCGGCTCTGCCTGTTATTACGTTGGTCCTGAAGCGGTTCACGCTAGAAAGATCTTATGGGATACTCGTCGTATTCAAAAGTTCCTGGGAAAAGACACAGACAAATATTTAAACAAAAGTCAAGGACGATCTGGCTATAAAGACCAAGAAATGAAGATAATGCTTAAAAATGGCTCATTTATTCAGATAGTGGGATCGGATAACTACCAGGTTGCAAACGGATTAACACCAAATATCGCGGTATATGACGAATTTAAGGCATTTAATCACCGATGGCATACAGAATTTGCTCCAAATAGGGCGGCAAAGGCGGCTCCGTTAATTATCATAGGTACAAAGCCCCGTCCTGGTAACAAAAATATGGACCAGTATGACGAAATCCTAGAATATGCCCAGGCAAATCCGCAAGAATGGTACGTGGCAGAGAGAACTACTTGGGATAATCCTATAAATCACCTACCGGCTCAAAAGCAGATTATTGACCAGGAGATAAAGCAGCTAATTGCCCGTGGTGAAGAAGATGTTGTTCAGCTAGAGTATTATTCTAAGAGGATCTCAGGAGGCAAGAGAGCCATTTTCCCGATGTTTGACCGTAATAGGCATGTCATACCTCACACCGATCTCTACAATGAAATACAGAGGGATCTGAAGCGTCTGGAGTGGTATTTAATAACTGATCCTGGCACGGTGACTTGTTTCGGTGCATTATTATGTGCAATTAATCCATATAGTAAAAAAATTTACATACTGGATGAGATGTATGTTACTGAAATTAGGGAAACCAGTACAAGAAGGATGTATCCTCGGATGGAAGCTAAGGCATTGTCCCTATATCCGGGATCTAGCATGGAAGATAGTTGGATTAAGGTTGCAGATGAGGCGGCTGCCTGGTTCCGTAATGAGGCAATGGATCAATATGGTGTCTATTTTATACCGACAGATAAAAATAATAACAAAAAGGAAGATGGACTATCGTTAATCAAAGATATATTGGTGTATGACCTAGTAGCAATATCAAGTAATTGCGTTAATTTAATAATGGAGATTGAAAAATATGCAATTGACGATAGAGGTAATATTCCTAAGCGATATGATCATTTAATAGATTGCTGGAGATACTTATTATCCACCAGTAACTATAATATGCACGAAGTATTGGAAGCTGTTAGATATAAAAGTGAAAAAGCTATTGTAAAAAAGGGGCGAATGAGGCATCCAGAGCTAGATGATTTTGATAGTGAAAATGATTGGATGTCGGGTATTTTTAGTGGGGATCTAGAGTAATACGTGTTAGTAAAAGATAATAACGATACCTACACTAGTAAGTATTACAGAATTTTCCTATACTGTCAAATTTTTTCTCCTGGTTATTTAGGTCGCTAGACTTGACTATAAGCCCCGATTAGTATTATACTCGTACCAAATGGAGGAATTATGACATTACAAGAGATTAGCTTGATTTTATCTATAGTAAGTATTATATTAGTACCACTTAGCTTGTTAGTGGGCATAGTTGCTTTGATTAAAATAATGGCACTAGAAAAAAGTACGCACAGTATCCAGTATGTGCCAGTAGATGAAGAGATTGACAAAGCTAATGAAGAATACATGAAGCAATGGGCTACAGACGATGCAGCCATAGCTAAAGAGCAAAAATTATATCAAGAAGAGCTTGCTGATGAAATGCCTGAATTTGCTCTTAACGACAATGATAAAGAAGTATTTTCAATATGAGGATAAAAAATGTCTATAGACTTATTTGATGAAATCGATGATTACGAATTAACGGAAAAAATTAAACCCTTTTATAAAATCAAGGACGACAATGAGAAAGAATTACTTTCTTGGCTGAATAAGGTCAAGGACGCTCTCATCTATAACGCAAAAACCCGAACTCACACTCAGAGGATGAATTTAACTGCCTACCGTGGATTAAGCCTTAATAGATTTGACCGTCGTAAAGACTATAACTCAGTAAGAAGGTTACAGCGAATTAACAAGTTCATAGTGAACCACCTACGCGATCTAACTGAAACAAAAGTGTCACAGATGACGAGATTAAAACCTGCTGTAGAAGTATTACCTACAAACGATGAGTATGCTGACAGAGCATCCGCAAAAGTTGTAGGTTTACTTATCAAACATTTGTTCTATATAAACAACTTGGATTACATGATTCAAAGGATGCACAGAGAAGCCAGAATTTTTGGTGAATCGTTCATGTTTATTGATTACGATCCGTCAAAAGGAGATCTTGATCCTGTTTATGTAGAAGCTAGAAATAAAGGAATAGAAAAAATCGAATTGCCAGATGGATCTGTGTTCGATACTAGCAAGCCATTAAAGACGGGAGATCTAGGATACGATATAGAGCTTCCCTGGCGCGTACTTATGCAAAGAGCAACATGCTTTAAAGATGTTGAATATAATTTTCGCATTACAGTAGAGAATGTTGAGAAACTTAAAGACAAACACCCGGATAAAGCAAAATTAATTAAGGCTGAAGACGAAGTTAAGATGTTTGATATTGAGAATCTAGAAGATCGTTACCTAGAAGACCAATGCCTGGTGTATAAGTTCTATCACAAAAAGACTGAAGAAGTTCCACATGGAATGTATATTGAATTTACTAAAAATTGTATTCTTGTAAAAGAAGAAAACAAATTTTCACACGAAGGATTAAATTTTGTACGACTTACTGACCAAGATGTGCCTAATGTTCTTAATGGTGTATCATCTTATGAAACCATTTTACCACTACAAAAGATGTATGATAACATCTCGACGTTAATTGCTAAAAATATTTATTTAACCGCACATGCTAAATGGGTTATGCCAAAAGGAGCATGTAAATTAGAACAACTTGGTAATGATAATACTATCGTTCAATACCAAGGTCCGGTTCCACCGCAACTTATTCAAGCTGCGCCAAATCCTGGTGAAGTTTACACGTTTAGAGAGCAAATAAAGCAAGATATGCAAACCGTATATGGATCACAAGGTATTTCCAGAGGAGAGATTCCAAAGGGAATTACGGCAGCCTCGGCACTACAATTCTTAAACGAACTTGAGAACGAGAGAAATTCAACAGACATCTCTAAGCACAGCTTCTTGGTTTTGGACATTGCAAAAATGTCTATTAGTGTCGCTGCCGATAATTATTCTATCGACGATGGCAGAATGTTACGCATTGTAGGTGAGAATAATAAACATTTAATTAAACATTTTGACGTTGCTAATTTACACAAGTCTTACGACATAAGATTTGATAATTCTACAGGACTACCAGAAACAAAAAGTGCTAAGATCCAGAGAATTATGGACACAATGCAACGTAATCCTAATTTATTTAGCCCGGAGCGTTGGGAAGAGTTACTTGACCTTGGCTCTACGGAAAGAATGATTAAATTGTCAACAGAAGCAATCCAAGCTGCGGATGCAGAAAACGAAGACCTACTTGCTGGAGAAGAAGTCGGGCTACCGGAGGATTGGGAAGATCATTTAGCTCACTGGCAAGCCCACGTTAGAGTTATGCAATCAAGATCATTTAAGGAAGAAGTAGAAATAGATATAAAGGAAAACTTTAAGGAGCATTTATTTATAACTGAGCAATTAATTATAGAAAAAATGCAAACTAATCCTTTATTCCAGGCAAAAGTAGCGGAATTAAAATTATTTCCAATATTCTTTCACGCTGACTCGTCTACACCGCACTCTGCTCAACACCAGGAAGCTATGGTACAGGGAGCCTCTAATAGAGGAGAACCTACTTCTGCCATAATTCCAGGAAAAAGCTCAGAGGATAGAGATGATGAAAAAATGTAAAACGTGTGGAGAAAATAAGGATTTTTCAGAATTTCATAAAAAGAAAGACTCTATAGATGGACTTAGAAAAAATTGCAAGATTTGTCGTGCAATTAAGGCTAAAGAGGATTATTCAATTAATAAAGAATATCATAGACAATATAAGAAAGAATATAGAAAAGATAACCAGTGGAAATTAAACAACTTAGAGGCAAAGAGAAGAAGTAGGAAATTAAAAGCTACTCCTTCATGGTTATCCGACCAACAGTGGAGAGAAATTCGCAATATATATTTAATGGCTTCTATAAAAGCAAACCATGTAGATCATATAGTTCCATTACAAGGAAAGTCAGTATGCGGCTTACATGTACCATGGAATTTACAAATACTTACACCAGAGGAAAACTGTAGAAAAGGTAATAAAATATAAGGATATTGACAATAAAATTAAATAATACTAATATAGTACAAATTATGGAGGAAATATGAGCGATAATGGAAACATGGAGTCGATGGATTTGACAAACACATCAAATGAGTATGATGTTTTTGACGAAGTAGTAGAGGAAGGGGATTTTGACGAACTTAGTGCTGATGATAATACTGAAGATGCTAGTCAAGATTCTGAAGAGGAGTCTTCCGAAGATATTGAGGAAAGTTCTGACGAAATTATCGAAGATGATTCTGAAGAAAGTGATGAAGATTCAGAGGAAGAAGTAGAAGAAGAGTCTGAAGAATCTGAAGAAGAAGAAAAAGAAGAAGTTGAGCCAAGCGAAGCGTTACAGCAGTTAAATGAGAAATTAGAAAGTGGCGATTTAGAAATACAGTTAGATGATGAAAGTTTAGTTACGTTAAAAGAACTAAAAAATAATCACGTTACCTCGAAAGAGATAGCAAGAAAATTTTCTGAACTGGATGTTGAGAAAAAAGCGGTGCAAAAAGATGTAGCAGAAATTGAAGGCTACATTAATGATTTTGCCGGAAAACTAAGAGATGGAGACTCGGTTGGAGCAATGCAATTTTTCGGAGAATTTGCCGGTGTACCTCCATACATGGTTAAGGAACAATTAATAGCTGCCCTAAGACCAGAGATAATAAGAAGGGAGCAAATGAACGCTACAGATATTCAGAATGAATACTTGCAGCAACAGAATGAATATTTACAGCAACAACGTGAGTCCGATAACGAGCGTAGAGCTATGGAGCAATCCCAAACGGAACTTCAAAACTCTATTAACGAGATTCGGGAGACTCATGGAATTGATGGCAATACTTGGGACGAAGCTTTAGACTTTGTTGGAAAGAATCTTGAAGAAGGAGAAGAACTGACACCGGAACTTGTTAGAGATTTTGTTATTAGTGAACGAAATTTTCAACAAGCGGCATCAGTAGTTCAAAGCTTTGAAGGTGAACTTGATAACAAAGAACAGTGGGCAGAAAGGTTAGCAGACGTTAAGGAACAATATCCGCATTTTACGGAAGAGGACTTAAAAGAAGTTTTACAATCGGCTTACGATACAGTTTCTAAACAAAATACAGAACAAAAATTGGCAAAAAAGGTATCGTCAAAAAAGGCGCAACCTAAAAAACAACAACCCAAATCCCAATCTGACCTTGAGGATGATATAGATCCTGAGTTGGAGGATTGGCTTTAATAAGGAATTAAATTATGTCTAGTTGGACTTATACTGCTTCAAATGAAGCTAACTTAATGAAGATCAAATATGCAAAGTTGATCGAAAAACAATTTAACCAAGAAAACCCTTTATTCGCAAGAATTAAAAAATCTCAAGACTTTGTTGGTTCTCAAAAAGACTACCCTGTAGTACAATCTATCGGTGGCGGTGTTGGTGCTGGTTCTCTTCCAACTGCTAATGAGAACAAAATCAGCAAGGCTGTTCTTACTACTAAAAAACTTTACGCTGTAGTTTCTATCGATAGAGAGACAATGAAAGCTGCTAAAACTGACGAAGGTTCTTTCGTTAGAATGACTAAGTACCCTGTTAAAATCGCTACTAAGTCTTTCAACAGAAACTTAGAGAGAATGATCACTAGAGCACCTCTTGATGGTTCTGGAACTCTTGTTGCTGGAAACGCTGGTAACTCAGTTACTTCTGGTGCTGGTACTTCTGCTGATCCATATGTTATCTCTTTAGATGCTGCTACTGTTTACTCTTTAGCTCACATCGAGTCAATCGAAGTTGGAGACATCGTTGAGATCGCTGGTGAAAATACTGCTCTTGAAGTTGTTGACGTAGTTGTAAACGACGCTACTCCAGGATCAATTGACTTTGACGTAAAAGTTGTAGGTACTTCTGTAACTCTAGCTACTCCTGCTGCTTTCACTGGTGACTTAGTTATGCAAAAATCTGAGGACAACGAGCTTGCTGGTCTTGAAGGTGTTCTAGGAGCTTCTTCTGGTTCTTACAAAGGAATCACTATTGGACGTAGATGGCAATCTTACAGCAAAGATGCTGCTTCTGCTGCTCTTTCTACTGACCTTATGAATGATGTAGTTGTTAACATCAAAAGACAATCTGGTGAGTCTCCAGACATGATCTTAACTTCTTATCACCAGTATATTAAACTTCTTAACTTACTTGAAGATCAAAAAAGATATAACCTTCCTGCAAAAGGAAAATTTAAAGGTCAAATCT